AAGAGGGCATGAATTCTCTCACAAGCATCGTGTTTGATTAGCCATTGCTCAGATTGTTTGTGCCAGTAGAAATCTGCACTACGATCATTCTTGTCTACAGGTTTCTTAAGATTGTATTTTTCAGCAAATAACTCTCTTTCACTCTTTTCTTCCATATCTATACCCTCATATAGTTTATTTCTTATATAAGAATATATCAAATATATCTAGTCTTGTATATATATTTTATACTTTTGTTAGATAAACAAAAGGAAAAACAAAGAAACAAGAAAACTACTATAAATAGTAGTAAAAGAAAAATCTAATAATTACCATATTTTTTTCCATAATACTAGATATTTCTGTTATTATGTGTGTGTATAATGTGTGTATAGGTAAAAATATATGAAATTAGGTGATGACCAACTAGAAAAAATGATACACGAAATCTCTATTATGGGTAGTAAATTAGCCAAAGCTGAAGCTACTTATGAGAAATTAGTGTATGAAATGAAGCATGAAAAGGATTTGGCATTTATCAATCTTAAAGATACCAAGATGACCTTGAAAGAGAAAGAAGCTATAGCTAACACTCAACCAGAGGTTTATGGGTATTTCGATAAGATTGCTAAAGCTAAAGAGGAGTACCTGTCTCTTAGGCATAAGATAAAAGCTAGGGAGATATGGTGCGATATGTTTAGATCATTGAACAGTTCTCGTAAAAGAGAGATGAAGTTTGTTCAGGATTTAGGTTAATTAACAATAGGAGAGGATAATGAGTGAAAGTCAGCATAAAATGATACTTGATGCACTATCAAGTGGACAAAGAGTAACTGTAAGACAACTCGCTACCAAACCCATATACAGTATGTATGGTGGCAAAAGGTTGTCTGAACTTAAAGAGAGAGGTTATGACATAAGAGACCATTGGGTAGAGGGAGAGAACGGCAAGAGATACAAAGAATATTTCTTTCCAAAATCTGAGATAAATAGACTAAAGAGAGGTAAAAAGAAATGAGCATAGATGAACTAAGAGGAATGGAAAAAGCATACAAGGATGTAAAAGAGTATTGCAATCAACTTTCAGAAAAAGTAAAAGATGAAAGTATTGTTACACAAACTATGAATGCTGTTTTAGATGGTATGCAAAAATACTGTGATTCATCTATATCTATTATTGAAGAAAATATAGATGGCGAAATAGAAAGAATGTATCAAATGATGGAGGGAAAGAAAGATGATAGACAAGATCATAGAGATTTGTGATGAGTTACCAGATGTGGTCAAAGCAGTCTTATTCGTGTCAGTTATCAGCATTTTTTGGTCATTGGTACTCTAGTGTATCGAAATAAAAAACTGCTAGAATTGATGAGAGAACTGCCTTGTATGTCGTGTGGCATACAAAATGGCACAATAGTAGCAGCACATTCAAATCAATCTAGGCATGGTAAGGGGCTTGGTCTCAAAGCCCCTGATTCTCTTGTAGCTGCTTTATGTCATACTTGCCACCATGAACTAGACAATGGTAATAAGTTAAGTAAAGAAGAAAGGCGACATTTGTGGGATCAAGCATACATAAAAACTATGCAATATTTAATCGAAAAGGAATTATTAATAATCAATGAGAAGTAAAAAACTAAGAAGATATCTTTGGGTAAATAATATTTACGACTATACAAATACTAAAATAAAAGGTTATCTTACTAGAAAGGGTATAAAATACATGATTGGAACTCAAGATTTGTTTGAGCCAAAACCTTTTAAACTATCAAGTGTTAAATTCCATGCTTCTTACGATGTTCTTGTTCCTGCTTACACTTGGGAATATGACCAAGAAATAGAAGAATTTACAGAGGATGAGCATTACAGTAAACATAGTTTTTCTAAAATAGAGGACTTGAGGTTGGATTTAAGAGACCAATTATCGATGTGTGTTATTAATAATCTAGCAGAAATATTTGAAGATATGGACAAAGATTTACAAATCGATGTTTTTATAGATGGCATAAAATTTGAATGCAAATGTGATTTGAGCCAAATGAAAGAATTTGAAATAAATAAAAATAGCACAAGACAAGAAATTATTGATTTTGGGGAAAAATATAATTTATTGGACCAGTTTATTAAAAAAGGAATTATTTAGGTATTTATAATGATAAAAATTGAAAAGAATATACCAATAACAAAAGGTGGGAGACCTAGAAAATACAAACAATATATCGATGCTTTTGATAGCATGAGTTTAAACGAATCTTTCCTTGTAAATGACTACAAAATAGTAGATTCTGTGAGAAGATATGCTTGGAAACAAAAGATTCCTTGCAAGTTTAGAACGATAGCTAAGAATAGCTATAGGATATATAAAGTTAATGAAAGCTGATCTTCTTTCACTTCTGACTGCGAAGTCAATGAACTATGAAATATCGAGTGCTAATCACGATGCTATAACTTCTGAAGATATTGCACATTTTTTAGGTACTAGGGATTTAGATAGCAGAGAGTACGATTTCTTGATGGCAAAGTATACAGAGGACAACCATGCTAGATCAATGTTGTTTGATGATATTTATGAAGATGTATTCGGCATCTTTACTAAACATATAGATATATCTGAGATCAAAACTGATAAGTATTTACTGAGACATTTTATCAATCTTGCATTGAGAGAAACCATGCTGACTGTCTGTCCATTCTGTCATGGCAGAGGTGTCATCAAAACAAAGAATAGTATAGAGAAGTGTTATCATTGTGAGGGTACAGGACAATTTATTTATGATGATGATAATCGCCCAGAGTTTCTTGGTATGAAGAAAGAAGAATACATGGATTACAAAAAACCATACATCGAAGTATTGGAAATGGTAAAAAATATTGAGATCAATGCACTAGCCAAGATTGGTGATGAATAATCCTTTTCCTAATAAAAAATATAAGACTATATATTGCGATCCTGCCTGGAACGAAGTTGGAGGTGGTAAAATAAAAAGAGGAGCTGATAGACACTACACTTTAATGAAGACAAAAGATATTAAAAAACTCCCTGTTCAAAGCATCGCTGATGATGATTGTTGGTTGTTCATGTGGGTTACTAACAACTTTTTGAAAGATGGCTTAGATGTCATGGAGTATTGGGGATTCAGGTATGTAACTAATTTAGCATGGGGTAAAGATAGATTTGGAATAGGTTATTACTTCAGAGGACAACATGAGTTATGCTTATTTGGTGTTAAAGGTAATCTAAAACCTAGAGTAAGAAATGAAAGTAGTTTTGTCTTTGCAAAAAGAAACAAACACTCCAAAAAACCTAACGAGTTTTATGACAAAATAGAAAGTGTAGGGTATGAACCTAGAATAGAATTATTTGCAAGAAACAAGAGACAGGGTTGGGATTCATGGGGAGATCAAATTCCTGATGAATTGTTTTGAATAAATTAAAATGGACTAGCTCACTAATCCTCTCTTGTGGGTTAGTCTTGACATCATTTAATATCTATCCGATTAATCTTTATGTGCAGTTTATAGGTGTGATGGGTTGGTTGGTGGTAGGTGTGAAGACCCAGGATAATGCTCTTGTCTTTGTAAATGGTGTTGGATTGGCAATTTTAGGTTTTGGTATAATTTATAGACAAACTCTGTAAAAAAAGTGCCCCTAGAATCGCCATAATCCGATTTAAATGAGGTAGGTGATACCTTAGTAACCCCCTAATGAGTTAGTCTGTTCTCGTCCATTGTAGAGTCCTTTTCAGGGGTATCGCCTGTTTCTTCCTCTGTATTGTCCTGAATCATAGCTAATTTAGGTTTTAGTGCAGGAATTTTGCTGACAAGACCTTGTAGTTCTTCGATCAGCTCCTCATCAGATTTGTTTGTACCTTTCTCTACGTTAAGATTAACGTTCTGAGAACTAAATCCACTCATCTCTAGTACAAGTTTTGCAGTATTGAGTCTTACTGAGTCTTGATCTGATCCTAACAAGTCTTGTAAGACCGATATGGCTCTGCCTGATGTGGCAGATATTCTTTCTTCATTCTTTTCTCTAATCTCATGGATATATTTCTTTTTGAGATAAGCTCCCATTTGCCTGTGGTTTTTATCCCACCCTGCTTTTTTTGCAGATTGACTAGCATTACCTGCTGTCTCACCCTCTATATAATACTCTACAAATTTTAATTCTTGTTCTTTATCTATTTTTTTCGGCATCGCTTTTCTCCATTAACCATTTCTTTAACTTGTTTGTTGTGTGCTTCGGTAGAGGTAAATCTTTTCTAAATTTTATCCAAGACTTATCTAGTACCAAGCTACCATCTATATCGACTTGTATATCAGATCCTGATATGTGAGATACTATGGTAATACTTTTTTCGTTTTCTTCAACGACTAATCCGATAGATATACAATCAGCTAGTGCGTTGTCTAAATCATTTATGTTTGTCCACCCTGATGTGGGTGTTATTGCATCTTCCCAGTTTATAATTACGAGCTTCGGTTTCATTTTTTGCTTCTGAGATAATTAAGATAATCTGCTCCCTCCTCTACTTCCCAAAATATTTTTATAAAGTCTGGGTGTGAATCTGGTAGTTCTGTATTGAATATTGCAACTGCACAAGCAGACATCATCTTACATGGCAGGTTCAATGCTTTTGCAAAGTTGTCATACTTCTTGTAAGAGCCGACTTGGACACAATGCATAATTTTGTCATTAGTCGCATCTCTGATAGGACTATATCCAGAGACATGAGTGTGTCCTGCAATAAGTAAGTGATCTCGTGCATTGAACAATGCGTGTCTTACGATACCATGAGCTGTGTTATACATAGAGTGTCCTCTAAAATTATGTGCACAGTTTACTTTGATTTCGTGTTTGGGTAGTTTTATTTTGAGTCTTGCGTTGTGATCTTGATAGACAGATTTCAATGGTTTGCACATCCATTTGATAGGATCACCTTCCATAGCCCACATATCATGGTTACCTGCAACGATAAAGATATAAGGTGTTGCATTGATAAGCCACTCAACTAACTGCCATTGTTGCTCACCATTTGTGGTCTGATCTGCCCACAATCCTGCAAGTTTACCTCTCCTTGCCCAGTTGTTTGACAGATCGCCTACAGAACAGGCATACATGCCATCTGTAGAATTGACTATATCTATGTGTTTTCTAAGCGATACCCAGTCACAGTTGTCATCATCAACATGGGGATCGCCTTGTATGTAAAGACCGATAGGTTTTGTGTCTTTGATTCTGATCTTGATAAATTCATCTTTTCTCTCACGAGCATCTTTTCTTTTGAATACTTCTGTTCTTTGCTCGATAAGTTCTTCTGTAGTCCAATCAGTCTCTGTCATCTGTTCGAGCTCGTAGTTTTTTACGACTTTTGGATTTTGTGTTTTTTTGCCACAGGTCTTACATCTATATCTTTTTCTTTGGTGTTGTGTACCATCAGTACCTGCTTTTATAATATGGCTAGATCCACAACTAGGACAAACGAGCATATCTCCATCTTCGTTTCTTTGGATAACTCCGATCCTGCTGTAGTTGCCACCATTGTTATGAATGGTCATTTGGTTTCTTCCTGCTTAATTAGGTATTCGATATACCATTTAGCTTTTTGTAAATCTTGTAGTGGTGTGCCTTTGTAAGGGAATCGAGTAACATACTTTACGATGTTCCCACGAACATAATCCATTTCCCATGAACGAATGTAATCAATCGTTTCTATGCCCTTTGTGTAATGGGCAGGTCGATTAATAATATCTTCTGTCTTTTTCTTGCTCATCTATCTTGTCCATGACTTCATCCCAAGTAATGGGTGCACAATTTAAAAAAAGAACACCACCATACTTGTAATCAATCCTATTGTTGATAAGTGTCTTGATGCT